ATTTCTCTTGCTCTTTCCAGAAATTTAGCATTCTGAGGAACATTGAAACCAATAATTGAAAATACAATTTTATATTTTACCCTGGAAATTTTTGTCAACTCAAAATCTGATTGCTCAATAAAACCGTATCGAAGCCACTCTCCAAGCCTAATCCTAATCAAGTTGCCTCTAATTCTAATGGCATCAATCAACTCTTGCATTTCAGTTGAAACGCCATAAAGTCCAGAATTAGCATTATATTTTTTATCCTTAAACTCTCCGTTAATCTCAACATTGTTTTCTTGTGGGCCTAAAATCTGTGCTACTGGTTCGGAATAACCGGCGTAGTAATCTTTTTTAACTCTCTGAGTTCCACCAAATTTAAATGGTACCATCGGCATCATATTACCGATTAATTTAATTTCATTCAAAACTTTATTGTTGGCATTAAAATCAAGCTCCTCGATTATAAAACCTTCGGGAAAGTCTGGCCCATTTAGAGGGTTATATAATTGATTGCTGAAAGGATTTCTAATTGTATTTTGTATATTATTAACTGAACCGGACAAACCGTTAATTAAACTCATTGAGCACCTGCCACACTATATGAATTAAGTCCTGACATCATAGTCCGTTTTCCTTGAGTTCTTGCATTGTTTGCCGTTTTTAGCATTTGTTCTTTGACTGTAAAAGCTATCCTGTCAGGATTTTGCTGCTCTCTAAATTGCTGATTAAGTTGAAAAGTTCCTATGTTAACTTCATTCTTCGCATTTGGTGCGCCGTCCTCGTCGGTTCCGGTGCTGATTAAGTTATTCTTTAAAGTTTCTCTGAATATTTGACTAACATCTGTACCAATTGCATTAAACATGCCAGCAAATGCAACCCTTGGATCAATTGCATTCCCAAATTTACTTAAAGTTTTGCCAGGACTGGATAAATCGTCCAAAGAGAGTCCTGCTATAAATTGCACAATGCCGGTAATCCAAGTTTTTATTCCCAAAGTTAGTTGATCAAAAACAGAAAGATAAAACTGGATAAATCCTTTTAAAGCTGCCATATAGTAAATAATCCCTCTTGAAAAAAATTCTATCATTCCAATAAAATTCATTCCGACTTTTTCACTTACTGAGCCATAGTTGAAAGTAGTAAAAGCAAGTCTCATTAGGATATACATTATATGAGAAAGACCATCTACGACCATGTCGATTGGTGCAAGTAATCTCTTTGTAACTTTTATTAAATCTTCCCAGAAATCTACGAGGTTGCCAAAGCGTCCCATCGCATCGCTGACTTTCATTCTTGCTACCGCACGACTGAAAGCTTGAAATAGAATTAAAAATACTGAAAAGAGGCCAAGGGATCTGCCCATAACTTTTACAATCGAGATTAAACCTGCTGATTTTGTGGTGAAGTCCATTGGAACATTAATTAAATTATGAATAAAACCAGAAATTTTTGCCAACGCAGGAACACTTTTAACCTTCTCCATAGTAGCAAAAAAGCTAATTAATTGCATGAAGCCAACTAGGCTAGCAGCACCTCCGGCATTACTTCCTAAATCTTTCATTTCAATCAATCTAGCTATCAAATCTTTTGGGTCATCCAAAAAAACATTCAAAATATTGCCAAGTCTTTTCATTACGTTTGCAAAATCATTTTGGACAAAGTTAATTACAAAATCTAAAACCTGCTTCAATGGTTTTACCAAAGCATCACCAACAGGTTTTAATACACTTGAAAAGCCAAAAAAAAGATCTTTTAAAACCGTCATTTTAGAACTAAATAGGCCGATAAAACCATTTAGCTCATCCTCATGCCTAGTTAATCCACTCATTGCCTCGGAAAGAGCTTTAAGGGCCTTAGCAGGATCACTTTTAAAAACTGAGTTGTAATCTTTAGCGTTTTTTATGCCATATTCGTCTTTGCTAAAAGTAGCAATTGCATCTTTAAAGAGAAGTTGAGAAAACCTTCCCTGGTCGCCGGCGTTGCCTGTCAGTAAATCGACAAATTGTCCTTGCGCTTGGCCTGATTCCAAACCGGGTAACGTCCTTATTACTTTTAGAAAATTTGCAGATAGATCGGTGGAAACATTAAAGTTAGTGCCAGATAGTCCCATGGGAGCAAGAATCTGAGCAGTTCCCTTGCTAAACTCGCCCAACTCGTTTGCTGATAAACCAAACTTCCTACTTTCTAAAACGATTGCATCCATTGCCGCCTTACCGACTAACATTCTCTCGGCAAAAGTTTCTGCCCCAGTGAAAAATTCTTTATTAGAGGCCAGCACATTCGCAAAGCCAAGTTGCAACTTTTCAAATTCATTGGAAGCATCGACTGCACTTTTAAGGAATCCAAAAATTCCACCACTGAAGCCGGTAAATTGCATTGCTAAACGTGTGCCGAATCCAGAAATACTTTGTAAAGCTGTATCCGCTTCGTCACTTACACGTTGGAAGCCGCTTGTGATTTTATCTAATGATGAAGTTGCCGAATCGTGGAGGACGATTTCAGTAACAATTTTAAATCCTTCAGCTACTACCGCCACCGCCTGACTCCCGTCTGATTATATCCGCCAAAGTTTCTGAGTAATATTTTAGCTGTAAAGGTGTCATTTCTCTGACTTCCGCAGTAGAAATATTACTATACCGCTTTAACCAAGCTAATTGGCGGTAAAAGTCACGTTCTCCACCTGGCAGTTTCCCATTGAATCATCAATGCCAGAAATGTCCCTTAACACTTTCATTATCTGGGAATATTCTCGCAAAGAAAAGAAGTTATTAACTCCCTCTTTTTCGCTCATAGAAAGTTTTTTTTCATCAATTTGGACTAAGGATCTTTTCAATAATTCTTTTTGAAGCATTACGCCCATTTGACCAGGATTATCCCCCGCAACTTTGCCGGCAATTTGTGTTGCTTTTTCCATATCTTCTACTGTTGGTTCCTTCAAATAAACAACCTTACCAGTCCCCAGAGTAACTTTACTGACCATAATTTCCATTAAAAACCCCTTATTAAAACAAATATGCCCTCAAATAAATGAGGGCATATCTGTAACCATATAACAAAAGTAGCAAAGGACGACAATCAAACCCTGGAGCGACCCGAGGCCTGAAAATCTAATCTTTTTGTAACCTTATCATTCATTCCACCTTGATCTTTTGACATCTTAAATTGGCAGTCAAAATAAACATAACTTGAATAAGTTCCATCTGGAAAATATTCAGTAGTAATAAAAGTGTACTCACTGACACCAATACCATTTAAGTTATTGGTAATCAATCCATCAATAAATTCATCAACCCCAGCATCTTTTACTTCCATCTCAAGTTGGCCTGACCAACCCTCAATCGTCTGATCGCCTTCGGGAAGACTGTTGCCGATATACATTGAACGGCTAAAAGATGAATCTTGATTTACTGAAACTTTAGTAATCGTGGAAATTACTCTCTCAGCTCCGTTTTCATAAAGTTTAAAATGGGCCTGGTGTCCCCTAATGCTAGCAACCATAACTATTCCTCCGTCACTACAACTGACTCGCCAATTTCGGCCCTGAGGACGATAAAGCGCATCGAGCTATAGATTCTTTGTTTGTATTGAATGAAAAATTTTCCCTGTGCAATTGTGTCGTTAGTGTTGAGAGTATCAATATCAACGATTTTAGCATTACCGCCAATCACTTCGGCATCTTTTGGCAGAATTTCCAAGGCCTCTTGTTGCCGAATAAAAGACAAAATTGCTGCCTTTACGGCCAAACGATTAGACAAGCTATTTACTGCGTTTTGATAAACTTTTAAGAAGTATCCAATAGAATTAGATAAATAATCGGCCATACGACGGCGAGAAACGGTTAACTTTGAAGAGTTAGCAATTTGAGTTACTACCCCAGATTTTACTTTAAAGCCTGTGTCTTGATCAAATTCAAAGCTAGAAACTCCGGCGTTCATCAAGTTAATGTAATCAGCTCTTGTAAGCTTGTTTTTAATGTCTAAAACACCGAACAAGTAACCAGTATTGCCAGCATACGCAGGATCAATGTGTGGCCCTATTTGGCTTAATAAAGAGGCATAGAAACTTGCAGGTGAAACGAAAGTGGCAACCCCATTAATCAGAGTTTGCAACCAATTGTAAGCGTAGATGATTCTCCCGTCGGTATCTCTCAAGCTATTTACTGCAGTTATCGCATCAGCTACACTTTCAGAATCAGCACCGGCGCAAATAACCATTTTATCTTGGGTTAGAGCTGCATGAGCTTTTAGATAACCGTTTCTTATGCTGTTATAGCTGTCAAGAAACAAAATATTTCCACAATTTTCTGCTTCAGCAACTTCAATTGCTGCTTCATAATCAGTATCAGCAATCGTTCCCTCTGCACCTGAGGCAAGAGCGGTCGCCGCTACGACTTCGGGTTCTGCGGAAGTTGCTAGCACAGTAACATCTACAAGCAAAGAAGATGAGAAAGTGGTTCCAACGGCGGTAATTAATACGTTATCGTAAACTTCTGTAGTTAGTCCGTTAGTGTTAGTGTCTTCAATCGTATATTTTGAACCGCTAGTAGATCCGGCGGCAATAGTAACTTTAATTTTGTTACCATAAACGCCTTTATATTTGGCATCAAACTTGATGATATCAACCGGAGTTCCACCACCATCATCGAAAGTTTTGGTTCCTTTAACTGCAAGTGCTGCTAAAGCTCTAATAATTTTAATTCGGCTAAATTTCTTATTTTTAAGGGCCAGATTGCCATCAAAATTAGAATCACCGTAAAGCTTTTGGATATTTTGAATAGAACCAGGTTCTTGTAAAGTTAATGGGCCTCTTTCAAACTGGCCAACTAAAATACAAACGCCGGTTCCTACGCCTTTGACCGATGGAGCAGGTGACTGCTCATCAATTATAATGCCGTCAATCTCGGCAAATTCCAGTGGGTTATTAGTTCGGTAAATACTCATTATTTTATTCCTCCCAAATATTGGTGCTTAGATCAATTTGTTCCATCAAGGAAATAGTTTTTGCAGTTAGTCTAGGGAAAGTTACTAGTAAGCTAAAAATAACTCTCCATTCATTCCGTTGAGAGGAAATTTCTGCATCCTCATAATTGTAATTTATCATATCATATCTTGCAACGGCATTATGATAATCAGCAAGTATTAAAGATAGCCCCATAGGTTTATCGTTATCAATAAATTGTTGATTAAATCCGTCCACTATCTTTTCAAAATAATCATATCGTTGATTTTTAAACTCACACCAAAGGTCTACTTGCAAATTAATGTTGTATTGTCCAACCACATATAAAGCATCAGTATAATTTTGATTATCGGTATTTGGGTAAGTGGTCAACAAAGTTGGCATCAAATTTTGATAGTCCACTTTGCCAACGGTTAGAATAGAAAGTGCCGGCATTTTTAATTGAGCATTTGCCAAAGGAAATTCTTCAATTATCTGCAATTCTGGATATAAATTTCTAAAGTGTTCGGCCAATTGATAAATGACTGCTTTTAATCCGCTCATTTCATCGCCGCCAATTCATTTCTAATATTATCCATTAATGTATTTATATTTTTTGCCATTACACCCATTGGCAAGATACCCTCTTTTTCAATTTTTGCTTGTGTGTATTTAGCTAATGCCCAAACATGACTAGAATATTCTGGAGGTTGACTAGCATCTTTTAAAACTCTCTTCGCCCAGGCGAGTAAAGGCCCTAAAGGTGGTCTAAAAGGACGTGCCCCATACTCGATAATTGGAGCGTGTGGAGCGTAGTTTCCAAGGAAAACGCTCTCCTCTTCTTCTGTAACTGCCCAGGATTGAGCATAAAGTCCAGTGTCAACCGGACTACTTTTTATAATATCGCCTAAAGTCTGGTAGCAACCTGCTACTACTGCGGCCCTTATCTTTTCAATGCCTTTTTCCATAGTATTTTCTAAAGCGTCGGAAACTTCAGATAATTTTATCTGGGTGACAGTCATTAAACTGACCTTTCCAGAACATTGATTAAATCATCAAGTTGATGAGTTTTTTCTTTTGAATTTACGTCTGTTTTAATTACCTGGACTGAGCTTTTACCTTTTTTAATCAAGGCACTTTTTGCTTGAGGTACATTAACCATAATCTTACCAGCGGGGGCGTTAATAATAGTAATTTCATCATCAGTAAGAGTGACTGAAATAATTGACGGCGTAGAAGCCGCTTTGAAACATGCTTCAATTTCGGTTACTCCTGTGATGTCCAATGGATCGCCATCAACTGTGTATTGAAAAGGAATTTCCCAATCATCGCCTTGAAAAAGATCTATTGTGTCCATTTTAACAACCTTTATTTAGTTTAATTTCTGAAATATTACATTCTAATTTTGAAATGGGATAATCTTTTGTAAGTAAAAAATTATTGAGATTATCAACTTCGAGAGTATTAAAAACAGTTTGTTTTTCTAGATTAATGGTTAGTTGACTCGTAGCTGAAATTGCAATTTCTTGAAACTTGCATTCCAAATTTATGTCCTGCAGGTCACTTTCACAGTCATCTGAACGCTCAAAAGTCTCTGTAACGTCGTAATAAGCGGCTTTTTCTGTGTAACCTTCATCAAGCCAACAAGTATAAATGACGTTAACAAATTTCTCGTTTGGCATCGAATAGCTATTATCACCATAACAACCCTGACCAAGATCAATTAGATTGATTGTCTCTGAAGTTGATCCGTCCGGTAAAACTATCTCGGCCTGAACAAAAAGATCTTCATTCTCATCGCCAACATTTAAAAACAAAGGGATTTTCTCACCAACAATCATAAAGACCCTTATTTCAAACCTAAAAACTTTCCTAATGTAAGTAATTTTTGCACAAGATTTCCAAAACTGCCAGCAGTGTTATTGTTGCTTGTTGATTCTGCCCAAACATTAGCGGAAACATCAGAGATTTTTGCATCAAGGTTACTCAAACGCACATCGTCGCCAGCTAATACATTGGTGGGGATGTCAGAGATTTTTGCATCTAAATTATTCAATCGTATATCACTAGTAATTAATGGATTTGTGGGAATATCAGAGATTTTCCCATCTAAGTTATTTAGTCTAATGTCATTTGACAGGAGAGTTTGAGTGGGAATATCTGATATTTTACTGTCAAGATTAAGCAATCTAATGTCGTCGGCAAGTAATGGATTGCTTGGGATACTTGGGATCATGGCCAATTTGGTTGAATTAGCGTCCATTTCGGTTCTAACTTCTGCCGCCGTCAAAGTGCTGCCGCTTGGGACTGCTTCGAGTGCCTTAGCTGTAAATCTATTTCCAGCAGAATTTTCAATTAGCCCATCAATTTTCGTTGAAATAGAGTCAATATTAGCAAGCTTTGCTTGTTCGTCTACACTTAACCCAGAGCCGCCCATTGAGTAAGCTATAACTAAATCAGGGTTGCTAAATATAGTTCCCCTTGTGGTATCAATTAAGGTGGCAGATAGTCCGGTTACTGCATCCCTGCCCCAGCCTCCTGTGATTATCAAAGGCAAGCTTGGAGAACTAACATTTTTGATCTTGAAGTTATCAAATAAGTAATTGTGTGGATCAATTGCAGTTATAAAGCGCCCTTCGTCTCTTATCCCTTCCTCGGTAGTTAGCCATGCCGTTTCATAAGCGTAGATTTGCGCCCATGTGAATGTTCCGTCTTCTGCTTCAATCAATAAAGCAGCATCGTTAATTGCAACGCCTGCAACGGTAAATCCATTAATTGCGTTTATTACATAATTCTGATCAATCTCCGGCAAAACTGATTGATACAACCCTTCTGCGGTTATTGTACTAGTAAATTCGATGAATTTATCCGCTGTAACTGCGGTGGCATACATAACCCGAACCCTGACAGAAAAACTTGAGGAAAATGGAGCAGAATAAGCAATTGAGGTTGCCGGTGCAATTTCATTATAAAGTTCAATTGAGTTAGTCAGGTCATATATTTGGACTCGTGAACCGATTCTTAAATTATCAATTTCAATTGTTGCTGTTTCCAGTGGGTATAAATTATTTGTTTGAGCTGATAAAGTTGAGTCCGTCTTGATAAGAACTGAGCTTATATCATTGCTAGCATTTGCCGTCGTTGCTGTAATTCTTAGTTTTAATTTAAAACCTGTCGCTGAATTAACCGTTTCAGCAAAAAGATTGGCGGCATCTAAAGTTTTAAATGTCCCGCTAAATCCTGGCCCTTTATCTATGTCATATTCATAAGAGAAATTGCCGGAATTTGTTGCCCTAACAGTTGGCGCAACATTCTGGAAAGCTGTGTGACCAAGAGCAAAATATGACATTTCACTTATTAAAACATCTCCAAGGTTAGGCATTGAGGCCCTACCACTTGATGTAAAGCCGCCCGCACTTCCTGCTAGTGTTAATGAAGCAAAACTAGAAGTGGCGACATTTGGTTCATTCATCATAAACATAATATCGCCGACTGTGTCGCTTTCAAACATATCTAAAAAGTGTGTGCCGTAAACAGAGGTCTTACCATTTGTATTTATGGCATCGCTGCGAATACCTCTTACGATAGTATTTAATCCATTGACCGAAACACTTCCAACGCTCCCATGGATAGATTCAACAAGCATATTTAAGGAAGTGTTAAACGTTTCAAAGGCCCCTGTCCTAGTTATATTTAAATACATTCTTTGCATCTTTAAATTGCTATTATTTCCTCCATCTAGGGCAATGTAAGCGCAAGCGTTAGTTGTATTTTCGCATAGTAAAGGAGCTGTTTTCGTGCCTGCATTTCTCAGAGTTACATTGTTACACCCAACTATGTTAAAGATTCCCAAGTATGGGTTATGATAACCGGCAACTGTGCCTTTTTTACCAAAAGTAATGCCATCGAATTTAAAAGTGTGGCATCCTGTGGAAGTCCATGCAGCACAAAGCCCACTAGTTGCGTTAGTGTTGCCCAGAAGTCTATCAGTATGATCTAAGTTTGTGACAAGTACCCTTGCAGAGCTTTGGGCATAAAAACTTGAATTAAACTGGTAAATATTGTCAAAAGTGCAATCTAAAGCAACTAGCAAATAAATTGATCTAGCGCTAATGACTCTTGCATATTGAATTACGCCAAATTCGCAATTTGAAAACGAGTAACTTGAGCAATAATTTATTGAACATATATGACCATTTACAGCAGCGTTGCCCCTGAAAAATTTACAATTCTGGATAGTCCCACCGAACAAGCTATTTGCAAGAACTAAAGGAAAAGCGTCTGCAATATAAATTCCAACATGATAATTATCCAATAGTGTTGCAGTTGCTTCGTTTGATGTGTTGTGTGTGTCGAATGTTGCACTATTTTTGATTGTAACTGAGCTGGGCGAAACGAAATAATGATACCAATCGTTTATAAAGTATTCAAAATCAATCACTCCCGCCGATGTTGTCGTAAAATCTGGCCTTGTTGGCTGTGTTGCATGTGGCACAGTATTGACCGCATCTGTCCCCGATGCACATTGATGACCAATTACGTTTGGTATTCTAATTTTGCAGCCAGCAGGTGGAACATAACCAGCGTTAGTCGTCCCATCATGGCCTATAACTACCTGGCCATTTCCAATGGTTCTAACAAATTTGCACCTGGCATCTGTGCCTAAATTTGCAGCCAAGAAGTAAGTAGAAACAACCGCAGGGTAAAACTCGTAAACATTCGTTCCTACATTTGTCTCAACCCAGACACCAGGAATATGGGTATTTGCTGAACCCATCGATGGCGTTTGAATCGTTTGGTTAGCACTCCCTGACGTTGTTTCTTGCAGATAATACCAAGTGCCCCTAGTCCTAAAATAGCCTAGCCTTGGGACTGTGTTCGCTACTGATTGCCGCTGTACTATTTCTATCCAGCTAGATGTGTCTGCACCGGTTGCACTTGCAGTAATTCCAGTTAAAACACCAGCGGCGAAATTGCCTCCTGTTACCTCACGAAATTTAATAAATCCGGTCGCTGGCATTGCTGCCCCAACCGCACTTGGTAGCGAATTTAGATTTGCCCATACTCCAAGCAAATAGCCGCTAATTACACCTTGAGAAATAGTAGTTCCAATTGCTGGAACTGTACCACTGCCCGAATTAAACCAAACTTCTCTTACATTCCGGCCATCAATTAAAATCCCTCCTCCAAGAGAAGAGCTTATCGTCGTTGCGCCCAAACTTCCGGTATTACTAGCGGGAGAGTTTGCATGAACTCTAGTATCGGTTCTGATAGTTAAAACGCCGCCGTTTATCGTCCATGCTTCGCCCGCTGTTCTTGCTGTGCCATCGTCCAAAAAAGTTGCGGTCGTTATTGTTGCCATTTGATCCTATGAGTAAGGTAGTGTGGTTCTGTCACTCCAAGCATTAACAAAATTGCTGTTTCCGTTGGCCCATTTAATAACAATCGTCGGGCCACTCTCCACTAGCCGTTGAATACGCCAAACAGAAGCGGTCTCTAAACTACCTGGCAAGGCCTCGCCAATATATAGGCCGTTTTCAGTATCATCTAGCCGCTTTGTGTATGGTACAATTGAGCTAATTGTTGGAATTGTATTTGCCATTTATAAATAAACCTTTTGGTTATGTGTTTTCCTAACTAAAAGATTCCAATAAACATAAGATTCCGAAACATTAACGACGTTATACAGTCGTTGATTCATATAATAAAACTTTTCTTGCTTGGTCGGATCTTCAACCTCGCAATTGATGAGGTTTTCAGTAGGGTAAGATTGCTTTGACAAATGCTTTAGCATTATGTCGCCAATTTTTACCATCCCACCATCTACTATTTTATAATCATGGGTAACATCAAAAATAAAAGGTGTAGGGGATATTTGGACTATCGAATCTTTGGGAGTCCCCTGGCCAATCTCTTTGTACCAATTCCGAGTAAGTAAATAGACATCGTACTTTTTAGCGCCCAAAGTGTCCCTAATTGATAAGATTTCATTCACATTTTCTAAAATACTTTCAACGATATTCATGGCCCATAAACTCTTATCTGTGAACCAGATTTACAAGCGTTTGGAATGTCCAATAATGCAGAAAGTTCGTTTTTCAATCGTTTAAATTCACCGTTAATAAGAGAAATAGACTTATTGCTATCAAGCTCAATATCACCAATTTTAGTAACATTCGATTTGTCCATTGATTGATTTAACTTCGTCCTAGTAGTATCTAATTCAACTAGGAGTTTTGCAACTTGATCCTCAATAAACGAGTTTAAATTATCTAATCTGGAAACAATCACAGAATTATAATGAGTAGATCCCTCAATTATAGTTTTGCCAGAATAGCACAAGTAGAATAAAACTTTATGCTTGCTTTCTTGGTCTAACATTTTCACTCGCTTTTTCAAGATCTCGCATTAGATCCATGATTTTTAATTCTTTTTCGATTAGTTTTTCTTTTAAAGATGATACTTCATTTTCTAGATGTTTGATATGATCAAAAATCTTTCGATTCTTAACATTCGAGTAATTCATAATTTAAACCTTGCTAAATGAAAAGGCCTGAATAGTTCTTATTCAGGCCTTCCCAACGTCTTTTTTTATGAACCTAGGATATGCTCGTCAACGCAAACACTCGCTTGTGTAAGTGCTCCCGTACTAGCAACTGTCAAAGCTAAGGTTAATACATCATTAGCAACTAAAGCAACATCTGAGCCTAATAAAAGCGCAACTCTTGCAGCTACTCCGGCCTTTGTGTCAACCGCAGAACCTAAGTTACTGCCGTTTTTCTTTAGTTGAGCAGAAACGTAGACTGATTCACTGGCAGAAACCGCCGCAGAATCTAAAAGCTCGACTTTTTTCAATAAAACTTTTTTATGTGCTTTAAAGACAACTACTTCCTTTGAAGCACTTACTGGCCCAATTACGGAACAAATGCTTGGGCGGCAATTTTCATTTGATATACTCATTTAACACCTCGTTAAGAAATTGTTGTAATTAAAGCACCACATTTTTTGTCATCAGCAGAAATTTTACCATGGAAACTTTTTACAGCGTACCACTGATTAGCAGCGTACAAACTTTCTCGTGCGAGAACGTCTTTGTCTTCGTCCATTTCCATGTCCTGTTTCCACATGATGCCGTAGGAATTTACCTTATGGAAGTGAGTCAAGTAAGTGTCTTTCCCGCCAACTTGTCCACCAACATTTTTTGGGCATGAATCAACTACAACTAAACCCATGTTTAAAACTCTTCCAACATAACCTTTAATAGCATTAAGAGGATCAAGCGCATCGGCTTTCAAAAAACCGCTAGTGGTATCGCTCATAAGATCCAAATAGGGCAAAGAGTGCATAAAGCAAACTTCGGCGTCTTCGTTTTTGTCACCGAAAGCAACAATTTTTGCTTTTAGTAAAGTGCGAATATTCATAGTATGACCAGCTTCAGAAGCAGAATAACCACTAGTATAATTTGCTGAGTTAGTGATTTCAGTATTTAATTTGGCATCTACTTTCTCAGCAAACACTCTTGCAATTTGTTGTTGAGCTTCGGATACAATGCCGGCGACTGTATCAGCGGACTTTTTAAAAGCTTTTTTCTTAATTGCAACTGCTTTCCCAACCTCCTCGAAAACTGTAGCGTTAAAGCTATCATCTGACAAAGTGTCAGGAGTCAATGAATCGTCTTCACCTGGTTCTTCTGCTGCCGAAATTGCTTTATAATACGGAAAATTAACGGTTAACCCGCTGCCTTCCGCTTTTAATTGATCATTTTGAAGCGCAAACGCTCCATAAACTAATTTTTTGTCAAAATATGCCATGATATGGTCAGACCACACCTTGGGTTCAAACACAAAGTCACTTGATTTAGTTGTCATTTTTAAAATCCTTTTTTATTTTAATAAATTTTTACTTTTCGCTTGGGCGAACAAAGATTGATAGACGGTTGGGTTTTCCTTATAAAGCTTGTTTTTCTCCATGATCGACATGTTTACAAAACCTTCTAAGCTTAATCCAGAATTCCCCCTAGGCTGACGCTAGAATTTGCAGCACTTTTCCCCCTCGATTTCACACCTTGCAAAATCTCGCTTAAATCATCCTCTGTTAGCTCCTGGCCTTCTTCTAGTGACTCAAGGGATTTTTGCATTTTAAATGCAAAATAATCAACGTCCTCGGCTGGAATTTGGTTTTGAATCGCAATTGACAAAATTGTGTTATTCAATTCTGCCATTTGTAGTTGTTGTTGATAATTGCCAAGCTGACCTTCAAGATCCACTTCGCCCTCTTCTTCAACTCCTAGTGCTGTTCTAAAACCTTTTTCCA